AATGGGTAGAAAATTCTATTAATATTGATGATGAAAATTCTGTTCAAAATTTAAAAAATGAATTAGCTAGTCAACTTGAAGAAAAGAAAAATCCACCTTTAGTAAAAGGAGTTATTGCATAATGGATTTACTAACACCATACATTATCTGGAATGTATTCATAACTTTGGTACTTGCTCCACTAATGTATAGTATTAGACAAAATGCAGCAGAATTAAAAAGACAAGATATATTAATAAACAAAACAAGAGAAGAGGTCGCAAAAGAATATGTGACTAAATCAGAGGTCAAGGATGATATGAATAATCTCATTGATAGGCTTGAAAAGCTTGATGAGAAGATTGATAGATTGTTTGAAATTAAATAAAATAGGAGAATAAAATGAAACCAAAGAAGTATAATAAAAATGCTCAACCAGAGCAAGTAGACCATTATGGACCTACTGGACCAATACTTTCAGGTGATGCTAACTCAGGAAGCCAAGTTGGATTTGGTGGTAATGTTAGTATGAGCAACCCTGTTGGTGGTGTTAACGATATTTATATGCCTGAAAATTCAGGAGTATCTGGTGGTGCTAATGATATTGGTGCTGGATTTGGTGGAAGCCTAAGTGGTAATCCATCTGGAGGAGTTAACGATGTAGTTAATCCTGAAAATCCAAAAGTACCTAATAGTGGTAACATATATTTAAACGATAACGAATCAGTTTAATGCATGAAGGCAAAGGAGTAGCAATATTTGTGGCTATTGGTATGCCTAAAGGTAAACTATTGCAACAATTAAAGAGAAGGAAACATGGCAAGAAAAAGAAAAAGTAAAAAAACATTAAAAGAAATTTTGGCTACTATGAGAGCAGGTTATCAACTTGGAGGAAGAGGACCAAATTTTAATGAAAGAGATAGGGAAATAGAACCTATAGGTGGAGAAACTAGACCTTTTCCTACTCCTTCACCTGCACCTAGTCCAACTCCGGCTCCGACACCGGCTCCTACTCCTGCACCTGAACCTGACAGTGAGATAGGTGAACCTGACCCTACACCGGCTCCAAGTCCGACACCTACTCCTGCACCTACGCCTACACCTACTCCAACGCCTACGCCTACGCCTACGCCAACGCCTACGCCTACACCGGCTCCGACACCGGCACCAACGCCAGAGCCTACTCCAGAACCAACACCGGAACCAACACCATCTCCGGAAGATAGACCTGTACCTACTCCTCCACCACCGGCAGAAGTAGATTTAGATTTACAAGGTTTTCAAGGAGATACAGAAGATATTTATGGTGTTACTTTACCTGACCTTGGAAATGATAGAACAGACATTTATGGATATTACACACCTTTTGGTGATAGACCTGATGCTCCCGGAATGTTTCTTGCAGAAGTACAAAGACAGTATAGAGTTTCAAATTCTGCTGAAATGTTACAAAAAATAGCACAGGGCGAAATTAATCTTGATGATTTAGGATTAGAAGCTAAAGCTGCATTATTAGGAGACGCTTATGAATCAGAGTTAATACCTAAAGGAACTGGTATTCTTTCTTCAGATGTTAATATAGGTTTAAGAGCAGCTGCTGATTTAACTATTAATCCTTTACGAGAAGGAGAGTCTGTTAAAGCTAGACTTCCAAAAATTGTAGAAGCAGCTAAAAGAGATGTAGCTACAGTTGCAGAACAAGTTGAAATAGATTCAGCTCAAGGTGTAATATCAGAAGAAGCTTTAGCTCAAACTGCACAAGTTGCTAGTATAGATAGAATAGATGCAGCTAAAGTAGAAGTAGAAGAAGGTGCTTTAGCAAAAAGAGTAGAAGGAGTTTTAAGTCCAGAAATAAAAGCAGAAGCTGCTAAAAATGCTGGGACAAACTTAGCTAGAGTTACTAGAGCTAAAAAACAATTAAGAAATGCTGGTTTATCAGAAGATAAAATAGATGATATTGGTAATGACCCAGAACTTCTTGAAGCTCGTTTAACAGACTTTACTGAAAAAGAAAGAGGTATAATAGAAGGATTACCTGAAGAAGCTTTAGTATCTACACAATTAGAAGGTTTATTATCTGGTATAGAATCAGGAGTAATACCTACATGGGCAAAGTCTGCTGTTGCTTCTGTAGAAGCTATGTTAGCACAAAGAGGTTTAAGTGCTTCATCAGTAGGTAGAGATGCTTTAGTAAATACTATTATTCAAGCTTCAATACCTTTAGCACAATCTAATGCTCAAGCTATACAACAAGCACTAGCTCAACAAAGAGGTATAGAAGCTCAAGCAGCTGAAGCAGACGCACAAAGACAACAACAAGTTTCTTTAGATACAGCTAATAAAGTATTTCAAATGGATATGGCTCAGTTTAATGCTGACCAACAAAGAGAAATTTCTAATAGTAAATTTTTACAAACTGTTTCTTTAACAGAAGCTAGTGCTCAACAACAAGCAGTAGTTCAAGACGCTATTAGAATGTCTCAAATGAATATAACTGAAGCTAATTTAAATCAACAAGCACAAATACAAAATGCTAAAAACTTTTTAAGTTTAAATTTAGCTAATTTAAATGCTTCTCAACAAGCAGTAATATTATCAGCACAACAAGAACAACAAAGATTATTAAGTAATCAGGCTGCTCAAAATGCAGCTTTTCAATTTAATGCTGCTAGTGAAAATCAAGTTAATCAATTTATGGCTAGTTTAGCAGACAATACAGAAAGATTTAATGTAACACAAATGAATGCTATGAATCAATTTAATTCAGCAGAGACTAATAAAAATATAGCACAAAGATTAGGATTAGACGCAGATTTAAATAAATTTAACGCACAGTTAGCTGCTAGTATTGACCAAGCTATTGTAGATAGAGAGTTTCAAAGAGAAAGTTTTAATGCTCAAAATGCTATGGTGATAGAACAATCTAATGTAGAATGGAGAAGAAAATTAGCTACTATAGATACAGCAGCACAAAATCAAGTAAATCAAATAAACGCACAAAATGCATTTGGTTTAACCTCTACAGCTTTAGCTACATCTTGGCAAGAATTAAGAGATGAGTTTGATTATATATTTAAATCATCTGAAAACTCTGCTGACAGAGATGCTAATATAGCTATTGCAGGTATGCAAGGTGGAGACCAATCAGCTTTAAGAAGTGAAAATCATTTAACTAGATTAAAAAACTTTTTAAGATTATTTGGTGGGAATTAATAAAATTATTAGGAGAATAACATGGGATTTATTAAAAAACATTTTAGAAGAATAAGTAAAGGTATTAAAAAATTTCTTAAACCAATAGGTAAAGCATTAAAAGATGGTTTAGGAGAAGTAGGTAAATTTTTTGGTCAAATGGGTCCAATAGGAACATTAGCTTTAACTTTAATGCTTCCCGGAATAGGAGCTGCGTGGTCGAGCTTTGGAGCTTGGGCAGGAGCTCAAGGTGGTCTTATAGGTGGAGTTATGCAAGGTATTGCTCAAGCTGGTAATTTTGCTGGTAAAGTTTATTCTAGTGTTACAGGTTTTGTTAGTGATGTTGTAGGAACTGTGGCAGGAAACACTGTAGGAAAAATACCAGTAGGAGGAGGTAAAAATTTAACTGATGTATACAATGGATTTAGAACTTTTGTAGATAATCAAGTAGATTCAGTTAGAATGAAAATGGGTTTACCTACTTCAAATATTACAGCAGAAACTATAGCTGAAGAAGCAGAAGTTTTAAATAATGTAACTATAGAAAAAGGTTATGAGAAAGGATTAGAACTAGAGCCTATGAATCTTTTAGATGCAGATATAGGACACGCTGATTATGTAGTATCAGGAGATGAGTTTATGAATCCATTAAATCCTTCTGAGGATGTTGTTAAAGTATCTCGTATTGGTGAAAAAGCTCATTTTAGAAATTTACAAAAAATGAACTCACAAGATTTAAAGAAATTAGGTTTTGATGATAATTTTAAAAATGAAGTTTTATTTGGAAATAGAAATTTAACTACAGATGAAATAATAAAAATTAATGAATATACACCAGTATCAATGGCACCACCACCACCAGTTGTTGAAGCAAAAAATCCTTTTCAAATTAATGTAGACAAAAATGCTCTTAAGAGACAAAGACTTAGTGATGAAGGTAGATTAACAGATGTTATAGTTGGTTTTGATAAAGATGTAAAATATATAGGTGCAAATGGTGAAGAAATATTTAATATGAATCCAGTAGTTAAAAGTGTACCGACTGATATTTTAGATAAAGACCAATTAGCTTCAAACCAAAGAATATCTAATTTTATTGATTATAATAATAATAGAGTTAAAAATATTGAAAATAAATTTGGTGTAGACCAGTTAGAAACATTTGATGCCGGTCAAATCTCAGCAAGTATTGGAGAATATGACGCAACTAAAATAGCTAAAGCAGGAACAGCTATGTTTGGAGTGCAAGAAGCTTATGATGTAGCAACAGGTGAAAATGAATACATGCCTACAGGTGGTGGTAGTTTTGACCCTATGAAAAGTGATACAACATCAATGAATGATTATACTAGAAGTGTATATCCAAGTTATGTTCAAAATGGATATAGAGGTGCTCCTAATCCTAGAGACTTATATCAAATGGGATTTTATGGTGATGATATGTTCACTAAATACATGAGAGAAATGAATCAATTTGCTGTTCAACCAACAGTTCAAGTAGGAGGTATGAGTTAATGGCAGCAGGTAAATTAACAATATCAGACCAAGACGCACAAGCGTTAATGAATTATAGAGGTTCTATTCCGGGTCAATCATTAACTAACTCTCCAGATAATTCTTATCCTTGGGAAAACCCACCTAGATTTACTAATAGGAGAGAAGCTGAAATATTTATATTAGAAGAACTTACAGAAAAAGAAACTTTTATAGCTTTAACAGATATGATAGCTGAAGGTATTACTATTGAAGATATAGCTAGAACTTATTTACTATCTGGTTATTCTAGAGGTTTGTGGACAGTAGATTTACTATTGTTATTAGCAGAATCAACTTCTTTTATAATAATGGCATTAGCAGAAAAAGTAGGTTTAGATTATGAACTTTATGCTGGTGACGCAGACGAACCTGACGACCAAGAACGAGAAGCAGAATTTGTTAATAAAAGTTCTAATATTATGAAAGAAAAAATAAAAAGCCTACAATCTAAAGGTGTAGAAAATGTTAATTTAGATAATAAAGAATTAAAACAAGCTATAGAAGAAGTACCAGTTCAAAGTTTATTACAAAGGAGTGAAGAAGAATGAAAAAATATATACCAAATACTCTCTATAATGAAAATAAAATTATAAGAAATGCTATGGGTAAAGACGAAAAACTGATTGACCAAGTTCTTGACATAGCTGGAGATGGTCAAAAACTTATAGAAAATAGTATTTTTGAAAATGTAGATAGACTTAAAAGAGATAATGTTTTTGATTTACAAAAAAGTAAAAGTAATTTATCTGCCATATCTCAAAGTTTTGGTATAGCTGATGATATTTACAATAATTATGGTGGTGATTTTTTAGCATGGGCAAAAAATTATACTAAAGAACAAACAGAACAAGAAATATTTAGAAACGCACCTGAAGGAACTGATTTATCTATAGTAAGACAACCTGATGCAGCTTATGGTGATACTTTGAATGACAGAGCTGAAGAGTTAGCAAGAAAAACTAGAGAGTTATTTAAGAATCTAGAAGATTTAGGAGTGCCTTATAAAGATATAGAAGAAGGTAAAAAATATCTTGAACAAAATTATAATAATGTTTTTAAAGATTTAAAGTCAGATAATAAATTTAATATTTTAAAAGAAGCAGGTTCTTTTCTAAAAGGTAATGGTTTTAATGTTGTAAATGAAAAAGAATTAGCAGAACAATATGCTAATAGTGCTTTTAAATCTAAAATAGCAGATATTCAAAAAATTAATGATGATTTTAAAGTATTATATGCAATGTCACCAGCATTAGCTGCTCAGTATGAAAATGTAGTAAAAAATTATGATTGGCATATGATGGGAACTCCTAAAGTAAGTCTCGAAGACTTAGGAAATGGAACATCTCTAGTAACATCAGAATATGTTTACATGAATAAAAATGGTAAAAAAGAAGTTGTAAGAGAACAATATTTAGAAGCAGACCGAAACAAAATAAAAGCTTTTAATCAAGGTTCTAAGTCGGTTGAGAATAGACAGTTATATCAAAAACTTTTAACAGATGAGGGAAATATAGAGTTTAATAGACTTTTACAAAATCCAAATTTAAACATTCAAGAAGCTTATGACTTAGTAGATTCAGATTTTAAAATAAATGCTAATGAAATAGAAGCTAATGATGCTTTTAGAAATGCGTTTGCTAGTGGAGCAATAACAAGAGCTAGAGAGGCTAATAATTTAAAATTCTTTACGCAAGAAACAAATATTCAAAATTTAAACAAACCTATTTTAAGACCAAATGAAGTATTACAAGCCTATATAGATAGTGGTTATAACATAGATTTAAAACCTGAAGGTTATTATGAAGATGATTATGTGTTTGCTAAAGAAAAAATATTTCCTAATTTATCATTAAAAGAAATAGCTGGTATAGTAGATGTAGACGCAGCAGCAATATCAAAACAACAAACTGTTCAAGCTTTAAAAGTAAATATATTTGGAGGAGCAAGTCTTCCTAATGGTGAGTTTATTGTAGATGAACAAAAAATAGAAGACCTTGAATTTGATTTAAAATTTCAAAATCCTGTAAATGGTTTAGAAAAAAATGGAAACTATTTTAATCCTAATAACAAAATTATAGGAAGTCCTCAAGATATATTAAGCAAATTTCCAAGTTTAGCTGATGCTTTTAGAGCAGATTCTGCTATATTCAGAAGTGAGAAAATAGAAGTAGGATATAATATATTAAATGAAGAAATAGTATTTAGAAGCGTACAAGGAAAACCTACACCTTCTGAAGACAATGTAAGCTCTAAAGGTTTATTAGCACAATATTTAGATATTGAAGGTCTTGATGTTCCTGATATCCCTGTCCTTAATTTTTTAGTTGGAGATAAATTTGGTGATGATTTATTAGATGTGGCAATGCTTGTTCCGGGAGTTGGATTAGTTAAATTTGGTTTTCAAGGAGCTATGAAAGTACCTGCAATAATAAAAGGAATAGGTAAATTTTTTGGAGGAAGTAAACAAAAAGCAATAGATAAAATAAATAAAACTCTCAAGAGTGGAAAATTTAGTGCTGCAACACAACTAGAAATAAGAAATCAAGCTAAAAAATCCTATGATGTTCTTGTTGAAAACTCTTTAAAAACTTTAAAAATTCAATTACGAAAACAAGGAGTTAGAGGTGCAGAACTTAACAAAAGATTAGCAAAAAGTAGAGAAACAGCTTATAAAGCTGTAGAAAAATGGTATAAAGGTGATGGTAAAATACCTGACCAATTTATTAATGGTGATTTAGGTTTTGGTGCTGGTGAGATTTTACTAGGTAAAACTAGCACTGGAACTGTAGTTAGACTTACTGGTTTAGGTGGTCTTATAGGTGGCTCAGAAGTAGACGAACAAATAGAAGATTTAGATTTAGGCGAATAATGAATGAAAAATCCTTGGGACAATTTTACAAACAAAACTCAAACAACTACAAATCCTTGGAATAGTTTTTCACAAGGAAAAGTAGGTTCTTCCAATTTATCAGAAAAAGAAGCTCTTAAGTATGCTTTAGAAATGGGCTTCACTGATTCTTTTAGAGGCATACAACAAATGTATGGCAACATCACAGGGTCTGACGACCTTCTAGAAAAACTCAAAGAAAAAGACACACAACTTAAAGAAATATTTGAAAATGAAGACTATGGAGCTAAAGCTTTTGGTTTTTATTTAGCTTCTTCTATAGCAGACCCTGTAGGATTAATACCTTTTTTAGGTTGGGGTAAAAAAATAGATGGTATAGGTAAAGCTACAGCATTTGGCGTAGGAGCAGGTGCTTATCAGAGTGGTGTTATGTATCAATCTGAAGGTATGGATAGAGGACAAAGTGCTTTAACAGGTGCTACTATAGGTGGTATTTTAGGTTTAGGTAGTGCTGGTTTAATTCAAGCTATAGGTAAAGCTAAAGGAAGCTCTGCTGGTAAGTTTGCTAGAACAACAAAACAAAGACAAGGCGATATACTTCAAGAACAAGCTGATTTGTTAAAAGCAGGTAAACCCTTAAAAGATTCTGATGATGCTAGAGAACTAGCAGAAAAAACCATAAAAAACTTAGAAGCTAATCCTCCTAAAAATCTTAACAACAATATAGAAAAATTTTGGTCAGAGAATGTAGGAGACCCAGTTTGGAATTTTGTCGGTCAAAACTGGGGTTCTGCATTAGCTGGTACTTTCGGAGCTATATCTGGCTATAACGCATGGAATGACCCTGAATCCACAGAAGCACAAAAAATGTTTGCTGCCTTTTTACTAGGAGCTTCAGGTGTAGGTGTAACAAAATTAGGTGGTAAACTTAAAGTAAACGCTGATGGCATGGAACTCAAAGAAGTTATGGGTAGAGGTTTAGTTGATAACTATGGTTTACCAAAAAATTATTTAGATTTGAAAAGACAAACATTTGGTGAAGTAAATGCTTTATCTACAAAATTTGCTGAAGTAGCTCAAATTATAAATAGATTAAAACCTGAAGAAAGAAAAATTGTTAATAGTTTAATAACAGGAGATATTGATTCTATAGCTAATAAAGAATATGTAGGTTTCAGTAATGAAGCTAGAAAAATAATTAAAAGAGCTGGGCAAGAAATGGTAGATGCTGGTTTATTATCTCCATCAGTTTATCAGAAAAATGTAGACACTTATCTTCATAGAAGTTACACAAAACATTTAAACAAAGAAGTTCCTGTAGAAGCAGTTAAAGGTGCTAGATATTTAAAAATTATAGGTAATGAACTTAAAGGTAGAGGTACACCTCCTAAAACACTAACTAAAAAATTCTTTAATAAAAATAAAGATAAAGATTATAAAGGCTTTGAAGTTATAGAAGAGTTTATTGACGAAAAAACTCGTAAACCAATGGTTAGAATCAGAAGAGATTTTACTAAAGAAGAAAGAAAAGCTTTTGGTGAAATTGAAGACGCTGCTTTTAATGTGGCTGAAACAGGTAGATTAATGACTAATGATTTATCTGTTTATAAATTATATGAAAAAATATCTAAAGATTCAGCTTTTGCATTAGACGAGATTGCTTTTAAAACTAGACTTGACGCTGGAAAACTTCAAGCAGATGATTGGGTACAAATGCCTGATAGTATAGTTAGAGGATTAGAGTTTGGTAAAAATCCTATAAAAACTTATGGTAAATTATCAGGTAAATTTGTTACTAGACCTATATTTAACGATTTAAAAAAAATAAATGATTTAAAAGAAAAATCAGGATTAGATGTTTTTGAAGGTTATGATACTTTAAATAGATTTTGGAAAAAATCTAAAACAGCTTGGAACCCTACAGTTCATGTTAATAATACTATTTCTAATGTTCTTCTTTATGATTTTGCTGGAGGAAGTTATAAATATATTCCTAGAGGTTATTCTGAATTATTAAAAGGTTTAGATGGAGATACAAGTGCAGGTTATTATAAACTAGCAAAAGAGTATGGTGTATTTGATGTTGACTTAGTATCAAGAGAATTATCAGGAGAAGTTAGAGACGCTTTAAAAATAGCTGTAAAAGAATTAGCAGATGAAGGTAGCTTAGAGTTAAGAAACGCTACTGGATATGCTGACAGTATATATAAAAGATTACTGAAAAAAGGCTATGATATGTCAGCTGGTAATTTAGAAAAACTTTATCAGTTAGAAGACCAAGTTTTTAGAATGGCATTATTTATGGATAGAGCTGAAAATGGTCTAGGTGTTACTAAAGCAGCAGCAGACGCAAAAAAATGGTTTATTGATTATAATATTAATGCTCCTTTTATTAATGCTATGAGAAGAGTGCCTACTCCTTTCTTATCTTATACTTATCGTGTTGTACCTTTATTAGCTGAATCAGCAGTATATAGACCTTGGAAATTTGGTAAGTGGGCAGCTATTGGTTATGGTATTAATGAAGTTGGTAAAGGTAAAGTTCCATTTGCTGAGTTAGTTAGCGAAGACCCTGACTATGGTAGATTTAGAAAAGAAGTTGGTAACGAAGAAGCAGAACGAATACTAATGAGAAAAAATTTACAAGAAAAGTTTTTTGGTCTGCCTTTTATGCCAGATACAGCTATAAAAACTCCTTTTTCTTCTAAATTATTACAAGAAAGAAAAGGCGAAGAAGTTCCTTTATATATAGATGTTAAAAGATTTATTCCCGGTGGTGATATATTTAGTGTTAGTGATAAAGGTATTGGCATACCCTTAGACTTTTTAGGTTTCAAAGGTAAAGAAATAGGACTACCAGCACCTTTAAATCCTAACTTTGGTGCTGCTGGTGAGATAATGATACCACTAATAACACAAACAGACCCTTTTACAAGACAAAAAATACAAGGCTTAGGATTAGGTAACGATTCTGCTGTTATAGCACAACATATATTAAGTAGATTATTACCTAACATACCTGCTACAGCTTTTACAGTTCCTTTATTTGGACCAGAAGCTGCTAAGTATACTCCTTTTTCTAATTCTTTTGGCTCTAAAAAAATTACTAAAGCTTTTAGACAGGCAATCGAAGGTGGAGAATCTCTTTATGCTACAGATTTTAGCCCAGCAGAAGCTATAATGAGCACTTTTGGTTTTAAATTACAACCTATAGAAATATCTAAATTAATAGGAACCAATAGCAGAGAGTTTCAAAGACAATATACTGAAGTTAGAAGAGGTGTATATGCTATTCAAAGACAATATGTAGAAAACACAATAAGTTTTGAAGAAGCACAAAAACAAATAAATAATTTGTATGATACTTTTGAAAGATTAATAAATAGATATACTTTAAAAGAAACAAGAGCTTCAGAAGCTGTAAGAGAAAATAAAAAGACAGGTGGTAGAGTTTCAGATGTTGAAGAAGAACCAGCAGACAGGAAAAATCCTATCACAGGAGAAAGCTATTCAGAAACTGCTGAGTTTGATTTTATATCAGAAACAGGAGACGAAGACGAACAAATGAAAAGATTAGGTTTTGTCATAGGAGGTCTTAGTAAAGCTTTAAAATCTACAGTTACTAAAGGTATAAAAAGTAAAGGAGCTAAAAGGTTAAGAGAAGAATATACAAGACCAAAATTTTTAGAAAATTTAAAACAAAAACCTAAAAAAGATTCAGAGTTTAATGTATCAGCTAAAGAAGTTCATGATTTATTATTAGATGGTCAGATTACCATAAAAGAAGCTCAGAATTTATTAAAAGATTATGGTTATCAAAGTGAAACTATTAAAAAAATATTAAGAAGTTTTAAAGATGTTGAATATAATTTAGGTGATGATTTTATTACATTTAGAGAAAAATTTAATACAGGTGCTAATGTAGATGTTAATGAATATGACTCAAAAGATATTATTGATGATTTAAGTAAACAGTTTATGAATCCTAAAGAGCAGAGAAACTTTGAAGCTAATGCAGCTGAAAGTTTAAATAAATTAGTAAATGAACAAAGATTACCAGAAGAATATAAATTAAATATTACAGGCGATAAAAATAATGTTAGATATGTTGAAGGAAGTAATGACCCTTTTAATGATTTAAAACATTATAATTTAGGAATAAAATATGGTGATAGTGTCATAGGAACTACTCTTATAAACGCAAGAGAAGTCGGTCAAATACTAACACAAGGTCGATTTCTTGACTCAGCTAAAGATATTCAGAACAATATAAAAGGTATAAAATTTCTGCGTGACGCTAAAGGAAACAAAGAAGAAGCTTTAATGTTAGCTTTAAGTGATATTGAAAAAAAATATAATATAAATAAATGATACTTTATACAGAACAACAATTAGAAGAAGCTTGGAGAGCTGATTGTAAGAAAAGAAGTTTAAATGATAGTCCTTGGATTAAATTAGAAGAATATAGAAGTTTATTTGAAGCCTGTCTAGATTTAAAAATATCAGGCATGGATGAACAAAGCAGATATTTTGTAAACACTTTTAATATACACATACCTGAAAAGTTATTAAGAGGTATTCAAGAAATAATAGATATAGAATTAGATACATAATAATGGGCTTTCCTTTTGAAATAATTACAATGTTAGCGTCTACTTTGTTAAGTAGTCTACTTAGCTTATGGGCAGAAAGCAGACAAGCTAAACAACAAGAACAAATGGCTCTAATAACTAGAGGTAAGTTTCAACTCAAAGCTATTGACGCAGCTCGTAATGTTAAGAACAAAGGTTTCCAATGGACCAGACGAATTATAGCTTTAACTTCTGTTTTTGCTATTGTTGTCTTTCCAAAACTTGTAGCAGTATTTTATCCAGAGATATCAGTTACTGTTGGTTATACAGAGTTTAGACCAGGATTTTGGTTCTTTACTAGCGATGAAGAAGTATTCAGATGGATAACATTTAATGGTTTAGTAATAACACAACTAGATACAAACCTAGTATCAGCTATTATAGGAATGTATTTTGGTGGTAGTTTAGTAAGAAGATAATGGATGATTTTAAAAAGATTGTACTAGCCTTTCTAGTATCTTTCTGTTTTTTACTAGGATGGTTTATTGGTAAACTTATACTTGTATTTTACTATATATTTTTTTCACACTTTAGATAATGGAAGATTGCAAAGAAAAACTTGAAATAACACTTTTATGCCTTGTATTTTTTGGCATGTTAATTTCTTTATCAGCTTAGTTAGAAAATAAAAGATTAAAAGTATTATTTAGTAATAAAAATAAACCTATAGCATTAACCATAATAAGTGCTCTATCTCTCCACAAAATACCAACAACCAACCAGCAAGAAACTCCTACAATAGAAATACTTAAATCAGTATAAATCATACCTTCAGCACCCCTCATAGACATAGCAACCAGTATTAATATACTGCCTAACCATTTAATATACCAAGATATATCTCCTTTAGGAGTAGCTGATTTAAATATTCTTTTTGAATTAGATAATTCTTTTGGGTCAAATTTTATTTTATTCATAGTTTTTGTAAATGTTTTTTAATATCATTGTGTAAACTTTCTAATGTAGGTTTAGCTGCTAACAATATACCTTTTATATAAGGTGCGTCTTGTTTAAAAACTTCGTCTATTTTATCTTCAGGAAATTGATTTATTTCAGTAATAATTTTATTACTTTCATCTATAACTATTTTCCAACTGATAATATTTGCTTCTTTTTTCATGATACATCATTAAAAGTAATATCTCCTTGTTTACCTCTAAGACCAGCTTTCATATAGGTAGTTGCTCTACCTTCAAAAAAGTTTTGATGTTCAACACCCATAACTTCATCTAACCAAGGTAAAGGATTTTCTTTTTGTCCAAAATTAGGTTTTAATCCTAACTGTAATAATCTTCTATCAGCTATGTATCTATTATATTTATACATATCGCTTTTAGTTAGCCCTTTAATATTACCCATTTCAAATACTAAATCTAAAAACTTATCTTCAAGTTCAACCATTTGTCTACAAATATCATAAAGCTCTTTCTTAAAATCATCTGTCCAAATATCTAAATTTTCTTGTATAAGTTCTCTAAATAATTTAGTCATAGCTTCTACATGCATAGATTCATCACGAATAGAATAGGTTACTATTTGACCCATACCTTTCATCTTACCGAATCTAGGAAAGTTTAACAGTATTGCAAAGCTAGAGAACAGTTGTAGACCTTCTGTAAACGCAGAATAAACAGCTAAAGTCTTAGCTATAGTTTCTTTCTTAGCTTTCTTAGGTTTAAAGTTACCGACATAATCATGTTTATCTGACATTTCTTCATAGTCTGCAAATGCTTTATATTCTATATCAGGCATACCAACTGTATCTAATAATAAAGAATAAGCATGTTGATGAATTGATTCCATATTAGCAAAAGAACTCATCATCATTCTTGCTTCTGGCTTTTTAAATATAGGCATATACTTATCTATATATCCTGCTCCTACATCAACATCTGATTGAGTAAACAATCTAAATATTTGAGTAAGTAGATTTTTTTCATTATCTGATAATTCTTGCCAATCCTTAACATCTGTATGTAAAGGCACTGATTCTGGCATCCAATGCATTTGATTTTGTAAAACATAATAATCAAACATCCAAGGATGGTCGAAAGGTTTATAGTAATCTCTAGTAGTTAATAAACTCATTATTTTTCCTCCATAAAATAGTTTTCTAATACTTCAATTTTATCATGGTAATTTGCCATGTGTTCTAATTCTTTTTCTATAGTTTCCATAATATCTGAATGTTCACCAACACCTACACTTTTTTGTAAGTAATTTTCTACATTCATTCTATGTTTATGTAATTGTCCTTCAAAATAATTTAACAATACATTAATACTTGCTTTTCTAAAATCATCCATAATAGTCCCTCAATCTATCTATAACGAAGTCTTTAAATACATTTTTAAAGTCTTCTGTGTTCCATCCTCTCCTTGTTTGATATATAAATTCATATATTTGTTTATTTGTTATTTCTCCTAAACTTTTGTGTTGGTTTTCTGCTCTCTCTCTAATACAATTAGGCGTACATACCCACATAACTAAAGCTTCATTATCATCTTCCCACTTAAGTATATCATCCCAATTTGGTTTTTTTCTTTTTCTATCCCATTTTGTCATTTACCTTGTCCTCTATATTTTTTAAAACTTCTTCTATAATTTTTATTCATAGTTGAAGTAGCAAGATTATTATTTCCTATTGATGTTTTTTTACCTCTAGCTCCTGCAACAGGAGTATGAGACTTTGTACTGCTCCATTTAGCTGCCATATTTATTGTCCTATTTTTATATCTGCTTCAGTCATGATAACTACTCTAGCTCCACAAGATAATATAGGTTTTTCATTGCCACCATACATTATTTTTGAAGGTCCTAATATTTCTACAGAATGACAATAAGTATTGCTTCTACCTTCTTTTATGGTTATAACAGGTTCATTTGTACCATGTTTTTTATTAGCTCTTATTTTGTGTTGATTAACATGAATATATTTTTTAGTCATTATCCCTCACAAGCCAAGCATTCACCATCGTCTAAATTTATACGAGGTATTTTTATATTAACATTTTCTGCACTTCTTGCAGCGTCAGACCTAAAATAATATACAGATTTTAGTTTGTGCATAGCTGCCCAATGAACATCACTTACATATTGTAAGTATTCATCATGCTTTTCTTGATTCTCTGTTGCTTTAGGTAATACAAAGAATAAATTTACACTTTGAGCTTGGCAAACAAACTCTTGTCTTTTGTGTGCATGTTCTACAATCCATATCTGATTTATTTCATTAGCTGTTTTAAATATTTCTTTTTCATCATCAGAAAATAAATCTAAATGTTGAATAGAACCATTGTTAGCAAAAATGTCTTTCCATATACTATTTATTTCTTCTGTTTTTAAATTTTTATTTTTCATAACATTTTCTAAATATTTATTTTTTACTTGATAACTTCCTGTTAAAGTTTTATGTGTATAAATATTAGCTCTGTAAGGTTCTATACTAGGAGAAGTATTACCACATATAATGCTAGAAGAAGCATTAGGAGCTATTGCTAACAGGTGTGCATTGCGTAATCCTGTTCCAGATACATCTGGTGCTTCTCCTCTTTCATCTCCTAAAAATGACGAAGCTTTTGTAGCCTTTGTTTTTATATGTTTAAATGCTTGATAATTAAAACTAGCAGCAAACATGCTTTCAAAAGGTATATTATTTTTCTGTAAGTAAGCATGAAAACCCATAGCTCCTAAACCTAATGACCTTTCTCTGTATGCAGAAAATGCTGACTTTGTAAAAGGTATTTTATCTTCTTTTACATGATTACTAAATCTTTTAAAGTTTGCAGCATACTCCCCTAGTGAATCTGTATCTATAGCATTATCTATATAGTGCTGAATAACATTGTCTAACATAGTTATTAAATCTTGGATAAAATCTTTATTGTCTTTCCATTCATCAAAAAACTCTAAGTTAACACTAGACAAACAACAAACAGCAGTTCTTTCTTCATTAGTAGGTAATGTTATTTCAGAGCATAAATTACTTTGTTTTATTTCTAGACCTAAATCTTTTTGTCCTTTAGGTAAATGTTCATTGCAGGTATCTATATTAATCATGTAAGGTTCTCCTGTTTCTGCTCTTACATTTAGTATTTGCCACCACAAATCTCTCGCCTTAATAGTTTTAACTGCTTTATTTGTTTTTGGGTCTACTAATCTCCAATCATCATCTAACTTTACTGCTTCTAGAAAAGCATTACTTATATTAATACCATTGTGTAGATTTAAACATTTTCTATGTATATCTCCACCTGATTCTTTACGAATATTTATAAATTCTTCTATTTCAGGATGAGAAACATCCATGTAAGCAGCGTAAGAACCTCTTCTAGTTGTGCCTTGATTGAAGGCTAACATTTGAGAATCTACTACTTTTATGAAGGGGATAGAACCAGTAGACATACTATTGTTAGAAGTAGCAACGCCATTACTCCTAACATCTCCCCAATATCCACCAATACCTCCACCTGAACTTGCCAACCAAATATTTTCATCATAATGAGCAGATAGACCATCCCTACTATCAGGAACATAATTAAGGAAACAGCTAATAGGTAAACCCCTTGACTTATACCCATTCCTACCAGTACCCCCATTACTGAGGATAGGAGTGCTAAACATGAACCACCTATCAGAACTATACTCATACAGTCTCTGAGCCAAATCAAAATCTGTTCTATCTTTATATGTCGCACCATAGATAGCAGCACGAGCAAAAGCTTCTTGAGCATGACTTTCACCTCCTTCTTTAAATAAATATCTGTCATACAATGTGTCTAGAGTAAACTTCTCTAGTTTCTTTTCTTTATCATAGTCTATTTCTATGCCTAAATATTGTTTTTTACCAACTTTATCTTCCATTTTATGTTCTATCCTTTAAAAAATATGTTTCATCATGAATGTGTAACATAATTATTGCGTAATGAATAATTTTTAATAAGTCTTTTCTGTTTCTGCCTTCTTTTTTACCATATCTCATAGCATATTTCATAATATTTCCTATACAAAAACCCTCTCCATGTCCGGAATCTATTATCATATCTGTTGCTTGGTATTTACCACTAACATAATGTTGAGAATAGGTATTAGATATATAAGATTTTATCTCTTTTATTATTTTATCTTCATTAAAGTTATATTTTCCACTCATTAGGTACTGTTTCCTCCGAAAACCATTTAAAATTATTTTTTTCTGCCCATTCTGCATGGGTTCTTTTAGTGCCATCTTTTCTTTTCTTAGCCTGTGGCATAGGTGAATATGGATTAGAAAAAATAAATAATAATTCTTGATTAGGTTTTAAACTTTTTCTTATCCAAACATATTTATTGTATTCATTATAATCCCAAAATCTACCTTTAGCTTCTAAAAGATACTCTATTCCATCAATTACTTTAGTAAAGTCTGGTTCATAGTTATGTTCTACAATATAGTCTACTTTATCGCCATGATGTTTCCATGATTTAAGTATAGTAGAATGTAGTTTATACTCCCAGTTAGAATCATATCCTTTAGGAATATCTTTTTCTACAGGTCTTACCTTTTTAGGTTTACGATATCCTCGCATTCTCCATTACATCC